TGTTCGCCGCATCCCCACCAGCCCAGTTTTTGCCAATGACAACATCATCAACATCATACAGATTCGGTGCTTTCTCACCGATGACATCAATGGCGCTCTTTAAATCACCAATTTTATTATTCACATACTTCAAATCTTCAAGGTTTACGATATAATCTTTTTCGGCCATAGTATCGCCCCTTCCTTACGAATCCAGGTAGTTTTTAGTTTCGGCCAGTGTAGCTACCCTTACGCTGTCTGCGGCAGCCTGCGCCGCAGCAGCACTGGCCGCAGCAGCTGCGGCAGAGGAAGCGGCATTGTCTGGCATCGTCTTCATGATTTCGATAGCCATCAACAGGGTTTCTGTGTCAAACACAGCAGACTCGTTCTTGTTCTTAGCCATTATACATCATCCTCTCCGTTTTACGATTCAAGATACGCAATTGTTTGGGCCAGTGTTGCAACGGTCAGCCCGCCTTCAAACGTCAGGGCTGACGCATCCATTGTGTGGCTGGAGCCAGCGGCATTGGATGCGGCCACGCGAAAACCGATCAGCGCATACAACTCACTGGATGCTTTGGCATACGCCACACTGCCTGCGCTGCCCGCGTTCACTTTAACAAAGTGTGTGCTGTTGCCGTCCAGGGGTGTACACGTCCAAAATGCGTACTGATTGCCCGTGCGGTTTAGACCCTTATTGGCAAACAGCGGATACTGTATGCTGCCCCCAGCTGCATACTTTGAACCACCCCAAACAGACGCGCCAGTCAGTTCCACCTCTGTAGGGATCCAGACCTTTCCTGCATTAGCCCAGCCCCAGCCGTTGTCAGACGATAATTTGCCAGTCGTGAGATAGCGCTTTGGCTGTGCCATCCATTTATCCACGATGACGGATTTCAGCGCGAACGGCAGCACCCCATAAATACCATTCTGCGAATAATCAACGGACGTATTCGCAGGGTTGGCATTTGTACCACCCTTCACTGTACCCGTCAATGAATTACAGAAATAATAACCGTTTGATACAGGCCACGGATACGGGTAGGATGCAGACGTACCGTTATTCACGTCAACCAGGTTCATTTTAAACGGGGTCGGCCATAGGGACGCAGAGATGAAATCAATATGATTTCCAATTGCGGTATCGCCAACGCCCTTATAGGTGTTGATTCCGGCAATGCGGGCCTGGAAGGATGTTCCGTTCGTGCAGGACACCGGGATATAATCGCCGATGTGCAATTTGCTGAAATTCCCGCTCGTGATACGCGCCAGGATCCAGGCCCACACGTTGCTATAGCCTGAGATTTCAGTTGCGAATTTAACAGTCAGATCCTCCCCCGCGTACGTGCTGCCGTCACACCCTACAATATCAGCCTCGTTACCGTTTAGGCTGAGTCTGTCGGTATAGTTAGGCATTGCTCCACCATCCTCTCAGTGTTACTGCCCAACGAAAACGCCCTGCTCGTTTGCAATATACAGTTTAGGATCAGCGGACGCAGCGACAACATAGATCATGGACATTGGCGCGAACACCTGGTCAGCGTTCATGCCGACAATTCCGTCACCGTTTGTCGGCAGCGTTCCGGGCGCAGTGTTTGTTACGAGCGTAGCGCGTACCACCTGTTTTCCCGCGCGAATGCCTACAGGCTCAATGCTGATTGCAGTCATAGTCATTTCTCCTCTCTGCGTTTTCAGTTTTTATAAACACAACAGGGACGGCCACCGTCTCGTGTAGCCGTCCCCGCTGATTGCTAACCGCGCGAAAGTGTTGGCAGGATGTTTCCACGACAAGCACAGACGCACAGCGTTTCATACGGATACACCGCAAAGATGTACATTGTGTATTGTCCGCTTACTGCATAGCATTCCGGTGAAAGCAATACACAAACATTGCCTGTTTCTGAATCCACGTAACCGCCCGGATTAACCTCCGCTCCGTCTGGACGGATAAAACGTGCGGTCACGTTAGCCTCCTGGAAGGACAAGCCCTTCATGGGGATAATTGAAAACAGATGCGCATATTCTTCCCCAACAAACAGGGGTTCTGCAATGTCTTCAATTCGGTCAATAGGATTCATGATACGGATTATTGGAATCATGAGGCCACCCCTTTCTTTGGGGGTTTACGTAGTGTCAGATACACACCCGTTGCAGACAAACCCACGTTTACCAATTCTGTGAAACCCGTGTACTCGTTTATTGGGGTTTCTACCCCATCATAGATTTCTGTGACCGTTTCTGTTTTCTTAGGGCTAAACACATATGCAACTTTTCTAACGGTCAACTCAGGATCCGCAATATTGATTTGCAGTGAGCCGAATGCGATATTGCACAGGTCTACCGGGTAGGTGGATCCGTCTTTAAGTTTAACGTTCCTCATCCTCCGTTTCCTCCTCGACAGCATGGATTTCATCGGCTTCAACAGGTTCGGCGTGATCCTGTTCCCATTTCTGGATATCCTGAGATACACCAGCAATCAGACGCATCGTTTCACACACTGGGTTCCACTGCGCAAAACCGCGCAGACCCGGAATGTTCTCAAGGATATTCAGCGCCTTATCAATGCGCTCCGTTACATGTAACTCTTTGCTCATGCTCATGTGTTTACCCTCCTTCATTATTTAGGAACACTGGTGAATTCAAACTTGACGGTTTCGCTGGTTCCATCCTCATAAAGCACGGTTGCCCGTGTCCTATGCGTTATTTCATGGGAACATGTGTTACGACTATGGTAGGCAAACTCATTGTTGTACACAGTGTTAAAGTATTTGCTTAACCCCGTAGAAATGTTGTTGCTCAAGCTACTGTATATGGCGTTATAACCCGCGCCACCGAGACTGGTATACACCGCTTTTGATTTGCCCTTTGGATAGATGTACAGGGAAATATTGCCACTATAGCCCGTATCTCCGGTTGATTTGTGGCACAGCATACTGGTGTCAATAGTGACAGTTTTAACCGTCTTGTCAGCTTTAAGCCACCCAGTATAGTTATAGTTGCTGCCACCCTGCATACTGCTCTTTAGAGATCCCGAATTGATATAGCCTGTGATTGTGTTATACCCAGTCTGCGAATACGTGATCTGATAGTACCCGTTCTCAGGGCCAGATACGATAGTAACAGGCGTGTGAGGCACAAGTTTGCCATAAGAACCGGACGGAGACGTGGGCTGATAGCTTACAGTGACAGGATCACCGCTGGACGAGTACACGAACACTGTCTGCCCAGGCACAAACCCAGAAGCAGAGGTTTTCTTGTAGCTCTTGAATTCACAAACATAGGTTTTTGACGGACTACCATCCAGATACGTTACCGTGAAATCAACCTTCTGATACAATTCTGTTTTTGTCACAGCAGTCAGCTGATAAAAACCATAACAGTTTGTTTTGGTCGGCGTGAAGAAATCCGCGATGTTTACACCAGTTGAAACCGTAATGTCTTCATAGCTGTTATAGCTGTAATTCTGACTCCTGATCACTCGCTCCGCGCCGTCTTTCAACATCATCGTAGTCGGGATCTGATCATTATAGTCATCAGAGCAGTGATAGATGTTGTTGATAGTGATCGTGAATCCGGTATCTTTTTTGACATCAGACGTTTGCACGTATCCCACATAGATTTCGTGTTCAGCCCGCTTGTATGCAGCATCAACAGAAGTTTCTGACGGGGCCAGTGTATCAGGATCTTGCTGTGCAAAGACCACTGTTCCAGCCGGGATATTCGTTACAATTGTTGATGTATCGTCCGGGTATAAATACAACGGGACGGTTGCCGATCCAGTATTGAGCGCGTAGGCATACCCTGCATCAGACATTGTGGCCCAGCCAGTCTTTCCGGGATACTGTGACGGAGAAGATGAATAATCCTCATACCTGACATATGCTTTATTCACCCACCCGGTAACGCCTCCGTAGGAAATCTGATATTTGGAACTATCCTGGGAGATAACGTCTACCTTTGTACACGGGTACATGAAACCAGAATACGCATTGTCTGCGCTATTAAGCATTCTGGCAACGGGAACGGTATAACCGTACGTATCGTAGATATAATACCCAGGTTCCGTGACGGGGGCCGTAGTTGCATAACTGCTGAAGGTCACGACTTTCGTTACTTCAGTATCGTCCGAATATGTTATTGTAAACACAGCCTTATGATACAATTCACTACCATATATCTCATCACTATGAGAGCCATAATAGGTTGTACCCTCTAACAGGTCTAAGTAATCTTCCGCGTTCGCGTCAGTTTGCATGGAACCGTACTCAGATTGCGGAATATAATTTGACGTTCTACCACCAGCAGCTTCATAAACCGGATCAACATATACGCTGATCGGATTTGCAAATCCTGTATGCACAAGCCGTGTCAAAGCAACACTTGTTATAGTCACATCACTGTCAATCCAAAGGCCTGTCTTGCCAGGATATTTAGATTCAGAAGGTGTCGTACTTGTACTCTGCTTCAGATTAACGGCTTTGACATAATAGGTCGTTCCGTTATAAGCAATCTTAGAATAATCCGGGTTATTGGTGTAGCTTGTGTCAACAGTAACAGGCGTATTCGGATAGAACTTTTTGGACTTGTCTTCTGTGAACACATCGCGTCCCAGAATGGTAAACGCGTACTTATAAATAGTGATCAGATCGCCAGCATTCGTATCGTCATACGTATAAATTTTGGGAACAGCAGGCTCTGCATCTTTAGCACCCTGATTCCAGATATTTGCACAATTCACTGAAACGTTTCCTTTGTGACCATCATCAAACGTGACAGCAAACGTGACCGGATATTCCGTTTGGGTTGTTCCCGCTGCCTTTCCAGCATTATAGATGGACGTTACATCAACACCCGTCAGCGGTTCAGAATCTTCCTCAGTGTCCGGGCCTTTGTATTTCACTGTTAAAGTGGCAGTGCGTCTGCCCGTGGAAGAATCTGCTGTGCTGGTGGAGATTGTGGCAGAGGTTGGCTTAACAGCCTCCTGACCAGCTTTATACCGGGTTGACGCATCCACGGGGGATTCAGCAACCACTGTACCGCTTGAAGACCCAGCGCGTAATTGGACAATTTTGGTATTGGTGGTAGTGTTCCATGTTCCCTGCGTCAGATACAGTTTCTGGGTTTCACCAGTGCTGGCCCCAGCATCATTCACCGTAATCGTTGCCTGGTTTGTTCTGTCAGATCCGCTCATAACCGCAGCCACATCAATGCTGAGATCAACACTATCCGCGTCTTTCCCTGACGTTCCCGCAGTAAACGTGATCTGACCGTTATTCCACTGACCTCTTGATACCTTCGGTGTTACGGACGTTGATTCCGGCACTGAATAATATTTGTGGCTGGTCACGGTTCCGTTTTTCGTGATTTGCAGATCATACGTTTTTCCGCTGATCAAAGGCGTTACGGATCCAGACGGCGCAGAATCAGTGACCACGGGCGTAGCGTCAACCGTGACAGCATCTATCGCATCAGTCGGTGTCAGATACTCAACGTCTTCATTCGTAACCCCGTAAATAGTGGTTCTGCCGCTGGTTCGGATTGTATACGTACCCGCGTGTGTGCCACTGTCATTCCAGTCAAATGTATGATTCAGACCCACCTGGGACTTACCTAAGTTGATCGCGTCTGTGGGCGTGAGATAATCAACGTCCTCGTCTGTGACCCCGTTCTCATTGGTTCTGCCGCTTGTTCTAATTGTATAGGTGTTGGCATGAGTTCCGCTGCTGTTCCAATTAAACGTATGATTCAGATTAACTTGTGATTTACCGTAGTTGATGGCTTCTGTAGCAGTCAGCGTACCGGAACCGGACAGATCAATCGTTACACCGCCCACGCGTACACTGCCCGTACCGGACAGGTTATACACCCCGTTTGCACTGTGCTGTGCGCTGACCGTCAGTGATTTGTTATTGACCGCAGCGGATATTACAGCCCCAGTGCGAACCTCGTTATCAGGCCCAAGGTGTTCAAGCACCTGGAACTCAATTGCAGTTCTTCCACTGTTCCACGCGCCAGCCTGGGAGCCGGACAGGATCTGCACACTCTTGCTGCTGCCCGCTACCGGATTCGGCGCGTTTGTTTTGAACGTCAGTACACCGTTTACCCAATCACCGTCCCGGACTACCAGCGTATCATTCTGCCCGTCCACGTACCCGGAAGACGAGCCGGACGATGCCCCCGCCGTGTAGCCGTTCGACCACGCCTGATCTGGAGTCAGCGTGATCGTGGTTTCATCGGTTTCCTCGTTATCGCCAGTGGCTTTGATCGGGATGCTATAGGATCCACAGTTCTGCACGGAGGGCGTACCAGTTGGCGCGGTGTACTGGATCTCGCCATTCTGACTGGCTGTTACCGTTACGGATTCACGGCCAGTCTTATACTGGTTATGCGTTACCATCGCACAGTCTCTCCACGTATCACCCGGCCCCTCAACCGTGATATACGCCTCATTCTGTGTACTGCGGACGGTGAAACGCTTTGTTTCCGGTGTTCCGTCCACTGTAGCTGACGGAACCTTGACATCCATATAGGCGTTTGCGGTTTGGGCAGTCGGCCATGTGACAGCTTTTCTGGCTTCACCCCATCCGTAATTGTATACGGGAGATGCGTCAATGCCAACTGTCTGTGGCTTCAGCCCTGTATCTGTTCCATCACTTTCAGAATCACCATTGTCGTACAGAACCTTCAAGGAAGCGTTCATGTACTTCTTCTGGGTTTGTCCCTGCGTTGGGGTTCCGTTAAGAACGATAGATTTCAGAGTTGTGCTGGCTCTTCCAACCTCGTTGGTTTCGTCTTGTCCGGTTGACGTGTTTCGGTTTGTCTGTGTCGCAATTACTGTGAATGTGCCACTGCGCCAACCAGCCTGCTTACTCTGACCATCGGCAGAAACAGTGCCGGAATAATAAACAGCAGTGGCCTTACTAAAATTTACGGTATCCCCGTTTGCTTTAGTGATTTTTAGAGTTTTACCGTTGATAATTTCAGCGTTTGTCAATCCTGTGAAGGACGTGAGCGCCTTTAGTTTTTCCGCATCCGCTCTATCTATAGATACTGTGGCAACGGGTGAATCCGGCGAAGATGATCCGCTGAAAATAAGAGAACCACCGCCATTAACTTGAATGGTTGGTGCTTTTACTGCGCCGTTGTTAATCGTTACGAAATTCCCAACCTCACCAAAAACAGCCTGGACTTTACCCCACAAAGAGCCGTTGTAAATATCCAGTACGGAGCCAATCGAAACGCTTTTATTCGCGTCAACATATACCCTGTCCCCGTTGATGTTTACAATTCCCTCGCCCTTCTGTTCGTTGATAGCGGTTACAATGTTCGCGCGGATCGTTTGATCCGGTGTTTTCAGCACGCTTCCCAATTCAGATGAAAACTGATCAATCAGCAGATAGTTTTCCAGCGTAGAGTCAACTTCTTCTTTTGTTACCCTGGCAATGATCTTATTGTCCAGCTTAGTGAGTTCTGTCCTGATATTGCCCTCTTCTTCCTGGGCGCGTTCCTCTTCCGCAGCGATTCGGGACGTATTACGAACAGCACGGGCTGCTGTGCGCTGTTGCGCAATCTCCTTCGGCGTTGTATAAACGACCTCTTCTTCATCGTCATACATGATACCGTTTTCGATCCGGCACGTATAACCCGTTGTACAGTTGATCGTAATTGAATTCGCGATCAGCTGGACAGATTTGCCTTTATAAGTGGCTGTAAACGTGTCACCCAGTTCAATGCACGGGTCAATATATGCGCCGTCCAGACGATACGGGGTGTACGTACGACCCAGCAGACCGTTGACCGTTGTTTTCGCTGTGCCTGCCGAATCAAACGCCAGTGCCTCGTCTGTGATCACTGCGGTTCCTGCCACAAACGCACCGGAGGGGAAATACATGGTTCCGTTTGCGAACGAGTAAGCGCCGCCGCCCAGCTTGCTTGTCATCGCCTGTGTAGCCGTGTCGTACTCGCCCGTGAGCCAAACGCCCGTGTCATCCCCGACCGTGAATTGCTGGCCGGACGCATTCTTCAAAATGATACGGGAAATCTTGTTGTCCCCGGATGAATAAGGCGTATAGGTTTTATACTCCTGCTTGACATCATAAACCGGGGTGGACGTACACGGGAACGGCACGAGCCGCAGCTGGCCGGATTCCGTGATAATGAAGTTCCCGCCGTGTACCGCTGCGATTTTTGCCAGAATTTCAGACATCAGCATGTCATTGTCCGGCACAGAAATCGTATACTCACTGCCCGTCTGGATCTCTGTCCTGGGATCAATCGTAACGTTCATGATCCGCGCGATATCGGCCAAAATATCTGCCATTGGCGCGGGCCATACGCGGGACGTGTTCTGCGCCTTGTCAATGTACGTTTTTCCGGCATTGATCATGCTGTCACGGCATGTCAGCGTGACCAGATCCCCATAGCCGGAACGTTTCGTGACAAAGTATCGGCCCTGGGGAACCCAGTCAGACGTGAGCGTTTTGTCGTAGGACGATAAACGGCAATCCACATCCACGGAGGCCGCTTTGGGGATCTTTTCGATATCCCCTTGCCGTACGTCAATGGTAATGGAACCTGTGCAGCATCGACCGATCACAGGCTCCAGCATCATTGGCTTTTCGATGGTAGGCACTCCCTGGATGAAATCGGGAGACATTACAGTTCCGTTGATCGTGAATCTGTACTGTGTGATATGTGGCCGAAACAGCAACAGATCCCAATTGGACGGATGTATCTGCATCAGATCACATCCTCTCGTACAGTTATCAGCGAAAACTGGACATCATCAATCATGATCCCGTCCTCTGTGAAACGCTCAATGGCACTTCGGATGGACGTGTTATAAAAGAGCCTGGTAACGATTCCCTCCAGAAGATCTGGATACGTTACCCGGATCCCGTTATCATGTGATTCAAGATCGTTTTCAAGCTGCTGCGCGATGGCAAACGGCATAGGGCCCAGCTTGACATCCAGTTTACGCTGGTGGGACGTAACGCCGGGGTGCATGGTCTGCCCAGCATCCCGGCCCGCGTCCTCGTCATTCGTATTTTCACGCGACCATTCTAAGCCCGTTTTAGCTTTGACATACGGGGCATAATCACGCCCGTTAATCCGAAATATACCCTGTACAGCCATGATTAACCACCTCCATATGCCCTGATTCTATCGCGTGACAAATTGGACAATGACCGCTCCAGCGTTCTGCCGTCCACGCGGAGATCCAGATTTCGGATTGCAGTCAGGATCTCACGCAGCACGTCCCGCTGATCGGACATCGTTTCATCAAAGTTTCGTGTGAAAGTATCTGTAGCCCCATAACCGGGAGCCACAGCCATGTCATCAGCATACCGCACTCTGTACGGCACATATTCGCCAGTTGCAATGGCAGGCATCGGCAGACCGCCCATACCGCTTATCGTGGCAGACATCGCCGTGAACACGTCCAGTATCTCGTGTAGCTTCTCAGCCACCGCGTCCAGACCCGTGACGAAAACCCCATCCCCGAACAGTGCGTCCGCGTTGGATGCTTCCGCAGATGCAGCCTGGGCAGCATTGCCAATCGTTTCAGTGATCAGAGACTGGTTATCGTCCATACCTTCGGCCCAGCCCTGCATGATGAAATCGCCGATTTTGCTGAATACTCTGGACGGGGAGGCAATACCGAGGGTATCACAAGCGGCGTTGTAAGCCTCAATAGCCGCGTTCTGCGCGGCAATCTTCACGTTATTGGTATTCTTTTCGATCCCCGTAGCCATGCCATCCGCAATGTTTCCACCGATATCAGTACCCGCTTGAGTTGCAGTTCCGACTGTATCTTCCGTAACACCTTGAATAGCTTCTTCGATCTGCGCGTTTGTATCGGTTTCGACATTGCCGATCAGGGCTGTTACGACCGAATCCATAACGGTATTCTGACTGTCAAGCCCGCCGTTTCTGAGCCACTGGGCAACTGTTTCAAAGAAATTGTCATCAAAAACGTCTGCCGGGTCAAAGTCAAACACGTCTGACATGTTCTGCGACATATATTCTTTCACCCAGTCACCCGTCATTTCTTCCCCACTGACCGCGCCAGCCGTCATCATTCGATCCCAGAACATGCTGATCGTATCGGCCCACGCGTCTCCTAAGCCAGCGTTTTTGTCCAGCCACTCCTGCGCAGCCTGGGTGAAATCGTTCCTGCCCATGCCACCAACGCCGACACCGAACACAGCCGCTGCCAGCGCTTTGTTATAATCGTTGAAGCTGGCAGGATCCAACCCATCAGCGAACACGTCCGACACAGCCTTATTATACGTATCACGCAGGCTGGAAGCCTGTTTATACGCTTCTCTGGCGGCAGGATCTACAATGCCCAGACCGATCAGAACGTCATCAAGTACATTTGAGAAGAACGTGCTGACATTGCTGAAAACGGACGTAATGCCGTCCCAGATACGGCTAAACAGTGCCGTGATTTGAGTTACCGCGCCGTCTATCGCACCTTCAATGCCCTTTACAAGGCCCTCCAGGATATAGCCGCCCATTTCCTCTGCTTTTGTAGAGGGGGAGGCAATACCAAAGAATTTCTTAACGGCGCTCCATAGACTTCTAAACGGGGCAAGCAATCTGTCCTTGAATCTGCTCCAGGCAGAAGACAGGCCGTTTTTAAGACCCATCCAGATGTTTTTCGCCAGCGCTCCCAGTTCATCCAGTTTAAAGAACGATTTGATATGTTCCCAAGCAGCTGAAAAGACTGTGCCGAAAGCATCTTTCACTGTGTTCCATGCCGTTTCAAAAGACGTTTTCAGCGACTCCCAGACGCTGGACGCGATATTCTCAATCGTACCTTCTTCCAGGCCCAACGCGCTGTCCATACCAGCAAGCAAAGGTTTGATGATATGATCATGTACCCACGTGCCGATAGATGAAAGCGCGTTCGTGATAGCCAGTTTCAAAGCGCCGATTGCGTTACCGCCAGCCAGTGTGAAATATAACTTCCACCGTGCTTTGACGTTTTCAAGCGGTTTTTCAAACAGGCCCCAAAGTAATTTCGTGAATCCGGTCATGGCTGCGCCGATTGCTTTCATCATGCCGTCAATGACACCGTTCCAGTCTATAGCTTCAAGGAACGCTTGAACATCTCTGCCGATCTGCGCCCAATCAAGTGTGCTGATCGCAGTAGTGATATCTGTCAGCAGACCCTTTGCCGAATCACTGAGGTTTTTTCCGATTGTGGCCCAATCTATGCTGCTAAACGCGCTGTTCATGGCCGTAGCAATCTTCGTACCTAAGTTATCTTCACCTTCACGGCCAAAGATCTTAGCCGGGAACCCGGTAATCGTCTGAAGCAGTGCGTCCATGCCGTCACCAAGGGTTGTTCCCAAGGTATCCCAGTTGACACCATCCAGAAGCGAGTTAAGCCCGGACGCAAGCCCGGTTGTAACCTCATCAATATTTAATTCTTCGAGGAATGATTGTGTTGCTTCGACAATCAGGTTAAACCCGCTGGAAATCGAATCACCGATTGCAGACCAGTCAATGGTATCGGCCAACGTGTTGATCCCGTCAGCAAAACCCTTTCCAGCCGTTTTGGCGTTTTCGGTTGCAGTTGTCCAGTCAATTTCGCTGACCAGGTTGTTTAGGCTTGTGCCGATTCCCTGCGCCAAAGTCCCCCATTCGATCTGAGCGGGGAACCCGGTAAAGGCTTGAATCAGCGTGTCCAACCCGTTGCCAACCGTCTTTCCCAACGTCTCCCAGTCAATGCCATCAAGAATACCGTTAAACCCGGTTGCAAGATCTGTAGTAATCTCGTCAATGTTTAGTTCTTCCAGGAAAGCGTTTATACCGTTTGTAATGACGTTAAAACCGTTGGCAATGGAATAACCCAAATCCTCCCATTCAATGGTATCAGCCAGCGTGTTGATCCCATCTGCAATGCCCTGGCCCGCTGCTTTCGCCGTCTCAATGGCCTTGTCCCAGTCATCATTTTCCGTGACACTGTTGATAGCATCGCCGATTCCTTTGCCGAGGCTCTGCCAGTCATAAAGGGCAACAGTAGCAACAATGACCTTGTACAGCCCCTTTATGCCCTTATAAAGTGTGCTGCCCAGTTTAGGCCAGTCAATTGTTTCGGTTAGCATATTCAGCGCGTCCGTGATACTCAACGTAAGCGTATCAAATTCCAGCGTATCCACGAACGCTTCTGCCACATCAAGAATCAGGTTGAACCCGTTGCCGAGCATCGTGCCGAGGGCTTCCCAATCAAAGTTATCAATCAGGCCGTTTAGGATCTCTGTAATATTCTTTGTCCACTGCACCGCTTTTGGCCGTAATTTGAGGATAAATGCGTTGACCCGCTCCACAATTACGTCCAGACCATCGGACAGAAGCGCACCAACATAGCGGAATTCTTTTGCACTGAATGCCTGCTTCAGACTATCCATGAATTTAGAAATCCCGTCTGGCAGGCTTGCCAGCGTTTTTTCCATAAACTGGATCTCATCTTCGGCTGCATCCGTTCCACTGTTGCCGGATCCACCGGAACCACCGCTTCCACTGCCGCTGGCCTTGTTCAACTCATCGAATCCGTAGACTTCTTTCTTCAGATCCTGCACCGCGCCTTGGGCATTTTTAGCAGATTTGCCGGATTTGTCCAGGCTGGCCGCATAGTCTGCTGTCCCTTTTTGCGCGACCGTATACGTCTTTTTACCGGATAGGAGGGCAAAAAACGCGTTGACATAGGAAATTGCCCTGCTAAGCCAGTCAATAATCGTATTCAGTGCCGGGGCCAACGCTGTGATCAGATTGCCAGCCAGTACGCCAATATTGCCAGACAACGCCGTCATACTGTTTTTCATACTGGACATGGCAGCATTAAAGGTTGCAGAGTATTTGGCGAACGAGTGAAGACCCGATTGAAGATCCTTGAATACCGTACCTATAAACGTACGCTTGACACGGGAAATCAACATCCGCTTAAACCCGGTCAACGCCTTGACAAGCCCATTGCTCGTCAGTGTAGCTTTTGATCCGTGCGTCCCCAGGCTCCGTAGTCTCTGTACCAGCGCCCATACGCCTTTCGCTGCTGCACGTGCGCCCAGCGCAACTGTTTTAAGGGACAGCTTACCAATCCCAGCCATTGCACGGGTTGCAGCAGTGCCAGCACGTAACAGCGCGGATCCCAATTCCGTCATAGCACGGGCAGCAGCCTTGATGCCAACCGTAACTCCTTGCAGCACAAGCCTGCCCAGGCTGGCTGCTGCATGACTTGCCGTGCTGCTGATCGCAGACAGCACCCGGCTCAGACCGGATACAGACTGCGCAGACTCACGCGCTGCGCTGGCCTGGGCCTTTTCCTGGGCAGCAGCTTCCTTTTCTGCAAGAGCAGCAGCCCTTGTCTGCGCCTCTAATTGGATCGCTTCGGCTCTTTCCTGTTCCAACTCTTGAGTTTTAGCAACACGATCGTTTTTTGCTTCCTGCAAAGCCTGCCGATAAACTTGCAGGGCTTCTGTCATCTTATGGTAGTTCTCTTCCAGGGCCTTAAATTCTTCACTGTCCGCATTCCAAACGGTTCCTTGACCGCTGTCCTCCAAGTCGGCCATTTTCAGCCCGATAGCATCCAGCTTTTCCTCAAGTTCTTTAGCCCGTTTTAGATCGCTCTCATGAATGAAACTCTCTGGAAGACCAAGCGCACGTTGCTCGTCAATGCTCTTTTTGACCTGTCTGATTTCTTCGTCCAACGCGTCCCACTGCTTTTGCAGTTCTTCCATTTCCTTGCTGTCACCAACAGGCGCGTTACCGAATTCAAACAAACGATCTTTGAGAACGTTCAGCTGTTGCTCTGTTTTTTGGATCTGGTTTTCAAGACCCACAAGTTGAGAACCAGGTTTCACACCCTGGGCTTCGGCCTGCCCGATTTTCGATAGATCTTTAAGAAGACTTTGCACATGGCCTTGAATAACGGTCATAGCCTTGTCCATGTCTTCCTGATCCATCGCAGCCCGGAATTTATCTCCGTTCTCCTGCGCAGCGCTTCCCATGTCTTGAAGGGCAGATTGCATGGTTTGTACAGCGTTTTTCATGTCATCGCCAATCGAAAGGACTTCGGTTTTCAGCCCTTTGATAGCACTGTCCAATTCTTTTGATCCTCGCTGAAAACCGCTGTTATCCAGCTGGGAATCAATTACAATCGAACCATCAGCGCCGTTTGCCACTCGTTACTCACCGCCCTTCAATAGATCGTTGAATATCTCCTGCATTTGGTCTTCTGCGGATTTGGGATGTGTGACCGTCTCCAGATCCAGTGCCATCAGCGCTTTGTTGTTATTGCAGAATTCCTTTTCGTACTTCTCCAACTTCTTGCCTTTGGCTTTCTTCTGCCTGATCGACAGCACCGTCCCAAACAGGCTGTCAGAATCAATGCTTTGAAAATAGCCCATGAACGTCCACCAGTGCATGTAGGGAACCTCGCGCACCTCCATGCCTGCCACTTTGTTCACTGCCGGGAAAAGGATCGGCGCATCTTTGATCCAGTTGAACGTCTTCATCGGCGGGCGCTTTTCTTCCACCTGTCCGCAGCCTATGAACCAGTGCGCCTGTTCATACGCTTCCTTCAGATCGCCCTTTGGAATCGTCATAAAATCCACGTAGATGCGTTTTAAGCAAACGTACAGCTTATCGTTATCAGATAGGTTGGGATCCGCAAACGCCTCAAAAATCCGCAGAATATTGCGGTAATCCGGCCTGATTTTATAATCTTTGCCGTTTACTTTCAGTGTTTTAGGCAGTTGCCCCAGCATCAGCGTTCACCTCGCTGTCCACGTCATCCGTGTACGGCGCAAGGCGCTGACGGGTCAATTCGGCCTCTTCTTCCATGTAAGACGTGATCACTTTGCCGATAGCATCAATCACGTGTTCCACGAAAAAACGGCCCCCAATGCTGGAAAACGCATTCCTGACGCGGAAGATTTCACTCGCGTCATCGGTATCCAGCAGGGCATTGATACGCTGGATCAGCGTTTCTTCCACCTTTTTCAAAATGGCCCAGCCATTTTCCACACTGTCATCCGCAGTGCCGTCCGCTTTGATGCCGATCTGCCTCAACGGTTCCACGATTTTATCAAAATCCTTTGTGAGCAGCTGATACCGATCCAGGATGGAAATATCAGACGGACGGAAATGAAACTTGCAGATCACCTTGTTGTACGTATTTACCAGGGTAATCTCTCTTGTACCGTCATCCAGGCTAAATACGTTTTTGCCGTTTGGCTTCATAACTTACCTCCTTGATTGCAGAAAAACCGGGACACGGCTCCCGTGTAGCCGTGTCCCTTCAGAGTCTTATGCCCTTATCACATTGACCGTATACTTGGTTACTTTATTGTGCGCTGGACTATAGATCCCGATTGTTACTTTCGCTGTTGCTGCATTCTGCGTATCTTCATACGTGAAATTCAGATCCGCTGTTACAGAAGAGGGGTAGTTTGTACCGTCAGGCACGTTTTTCGCACCGATTATAAGCAGCGCGTCATGCTCGTCATAGTAGGCCACCTGGGAGAACATCCTGCTTGTACCACCAGACAAGCTAAACCGATACTCTTCAACATCTTTGAAAACCGTGATATCTATTTTCTCAACGCTGATAGGAGCAACCACAGTGTAGTCTGTACGTCCTTTACTGTAAGCTGGCTCAAGCGTCAACCCCTGCCCAACCGTGAGCCTCGAAAGGGCCGGGATTAAGGGAGATCAGTAATAGTGGGTTCGTTCGTGGTCATATCATAGCTGATCAGCTTCTTGGTCATGGGGCCGACCGGATAGATGTTGACCGGGATGGCATAACCAGCAGTGTCACCGCCGACAGACTGAGGCACGAAATAGGCGCGGCGCACGTAGCAGATACCAGTCATCACGCGCGTTTCGGGGTTGGCAGCAGTGAAATCAGCTTCAGCGAAATAACCCAAAATATCACCGTCACCGTATTTCTCTTGCGCGGCCACGTCAGCCAGATGCTTGTACATCTTGCGGGACGGGTCAATGAAGTACGGATCCATAGAGATCTCAGGCTCATAGCCGTTGTGCTTAAACGTGGTTTCACCCAGAACGTTCTTGCTGGTTTCAGTGTCGGGATTCAGTTCCTTAGACAGGTCATCAGTATCCTTGCCCAGGGCTTCCCACGCGCTGGAAGCGGCAGTATAGGTCACGACAACAATGTCGTTCGCGGCGGGAGTGCCAGTCACGGTCACGCCGTAGCCGTTCGTGCCAGTCAGTTCGGCAGCAACGCCGTTCAAAGTCCAGCCAGTGCCGTCATAGACAAAGGTGTATTCACCGGACAGGCCGCTGACCTTCGTGCCGAAAGTGGCAGCGACAACGGAACCGCCAGTAACACCAGTGGAATCACCAACGTCAATCGTAGCAGCTTCCACGATCGGGTTGCCCGTCCAGGAGCCAAAAAACATTTTGCGCTCACGATTAAGTTTCGCCATTGTGTTTCCCTCCAAATCAGATCGTCATTCTGTATGCAATTTCGATAGTAATTTGATATCTGGCACTGTCGTTTCCGGGAGACGAGACGTACGTAGACAGCACCGGGTGAATGGATGTTACCCGGCCCTCATTGATTCGCGGAAACTCGCGTTTAGCATTCATTTCCAACATCCACGCGATCACGTCCTGGTAGAACCCGAAATTTTCAATGTTCTGCCGTTCATCCGCGCTCCAGTATTCCCGCGTTGCAAAGATGAAATTCATCGTCTGGTTCTCACGCGGGATGGATTCGCCCAACACGTTCTGACGATAGACGATGGACGATGGAACCGATATCAAACTATATTCAACTGGCTCTTCGGCCATATAATCCACGCGAAAACGGTTATCACGCGATAGTGCCGGACAGCCTCGCAGCCATGCCCGCAAATGTTCCACGTTATTTATTGTAGGCAACTGCTCTCGCCTCCTCCACAATATCCTGCGCATGAACCGCTTTCATACGTGCAAACCAAAACGCGCCCGCTTCCGGGTGAACGTCCTGATTGTATTTCAAGGGCCGTCCGGTCAGATGCTTCTTCTTTCCGGGAGGGGAGTACCACCTCGTAGGAATGCCGGAATCATCCTCAAAAACCGGAATATTCGGCCCCATCACCTCGCCGTAATACAGATATCTCGCATACGGCGTATTATAGATCACCTGGCCGCTGCCCGGAGGGGACGCGGAATACGGGCTGTTCGCCAACGTGCCAGACTCAAATGGTACGTACGGATAGCAATAACGGATAATTGCGTTATCAATGGCCTGCTGTACCCGTCCCCCAGGCTCCAGGCCGTGCGCTTTCAGCGGATCAATGTTCCACTCAAAGTCGGCCTTGATAACAGTTCCCATTAAGCACCAACCACCTTCCAGTGCTGCGCATGTAAGGCTCTGCGGTTGTCGGTCACACTCATAATGGTAAAGGCCGTGTCAGGATAGGCTTTATGCGCCTGCGCGGGGGTTGTGATCAGACCGGAAACAGTTCCTTTCACAATCACGTCCCCCTGGCGCAGCGTGAACAGGTTGTCCACGTTCAAAGCGCTGTCCCATCCTGCCGGACTCGTGTAGCTTTTGCCGCCCGTGTTCGCCTCAACCGGGATCCGAATTACGAACATGTTGGCCGATTTCAAACCCGTGTCCCCCACGTTCGTTTTGATCGTACTATACCAGGAGATCCCGCTGATCACGGTTTTCTTATAGACCGTGCAATCCTGCGCTTTATCAAACCAGGCGTTAAACACTGTCAACGTGTCGTTTGCCAGTCTCATCCGCGCACCCCCCGATAGAGCAACGGAACACCGTTGTCATCAGTTTCCCCGTACAGCATTGCCTCAATCTGCCGTTTGATCTGCACAGCAGTATCATCAGCGCTCAAGGAATGGCCGTAGGATTCGGTATAACCGTCCGTATTGAAAGACGTGACCTTCGGATTGGTAGCCTGCGCCTCCGCGCCTGTAGTGGCCTCCAGGGTCATAATACAGACCATGCACAGCTTTACGGATTCGGGAACAGTTTCCATATTCTGCACCCGGTTCGCCGTCAGGTAATCAATTCGCTTCCGCGCTTTGAATTCAAGCGCGGGGAAAGCGGTCTGACTGGCAGAACCGCCGTAACTTACATATTCTGCATATGTCAGATAAGAGGGATGTGCCATACATCAGACCGCCTTTCCGTAACACTCATCAGCCCAGAGAAATGATCCGGGCAATCGGGATGGTCTTATGGTTAATGTACTTGGTAGTAGAACCAGCACTCTTGACCAGTTCCCAGTTGCTGCCAGTGGCCAGTTCCGCGTCAGTGGGAGAATTGCTGGACATGGAAGCCTTGGTGAAGCTGATACCAAACGGAGCCCAGCACTTACGCTGACGGGAATAAAGCAGATCCTGACCGCCATTGGTAGCGGGGTTACGATCCATTTCGTAGGGAACCTTCGCGCCGCAGTCAGTGTACTCGATAGCGCCATCACCCAGAACGAAAGTGGTATAACGGGTTTCGGGGAGGACATAGGCGTCGGCGGCAACGCCAGTCGGCCAGTAATCAGCGGCCTTTACATCAGCCAGATTGATCTGACCGGAGGTAGCGCCGGAGGCAACAACCTTCAGAGCGCCAGTGTCAGTGGAAGCAGCGGATACATAACCGTTTTCCACGGGCATAGAGTCATCCACCAGAACCATACGGCCATTCAGATCGGCGATAGCAACTTCACGCTGCATACCGTCAGCATCGTTGAATTTCCGATAGGTAAGGATCTGGAGGTTCTCAAGATGAGTAGCAACATAGGAATGCATGACCACCAGAGAGAATTTGCCCTTCTGATCGCCGGAGGCTTTCTGAATAGCAGTGTTTAGGGAGGTCGCATCCATCAGGCCCAACTCGTTCTCCTTGTTGGTAATGGCGCGAATGTCATGAGTATGGCCGTTGACAAACTTCAGGTTCGCAGCGCCAGTCATGGAGAAAACGCCCTTCAAGATATTCACGATAGTGTCCTGATCAATTTCATTCCAGTAATCGTTGACCTGTTCGGCGATATTTTCCATAAAGTTTTCGCCAGTCATGTCATAAGAGAAATCATATTCGCCCCAGGCAGCGGCACGGCCCACAACAACGCGGGAGTGCAGATAGGTTTCAGTGCTGCCCGCAGTGATGTTGGTAGCGCCGTCATAGTTCAGCGCCTGAGTGCCGGAAATAAGGCCCTTGAGGGGGGTCGACAGGTAGTTGCCGCCCACCTGATCGCGCATGGACTGCGCCAGTTCGGGACGGGGACGAATAGCACGGGACTTGAGCAGTTCCGTCAGTCGAGGATTGGGAATGCGTTCCACATATTTGGCGAACACTTCCGCGTTAAAATGTTTCGCATCAAAAACACCAGCCATAGTTTTAACCTCACTCTCTTTTTGTTTTTAGAAATCAGCTGTCAAATGTGATTTCCATATCAGGGTTTTCGTTTTTCATCTGCATCAGTTCCGCGAGTGAACGATGCGCACCGGAGGGCTTGTCATGTTTCCCCGGAAGCACAATTCGGGGTGTTTCGGGCTTCGGATCGGCGGGAGGCGTTTCCTGTACAAACGCGCCGGGATCGTTCGTTTTGTACTGGTTCAGAAACTCGTCATACCCTTGCAGGGTATCGCCGTCCTGCTTGAATTTCTTGCCGATTGCCTCAGATACAAACGCCTTTTTCGCAGCAGCGCTGGAAAATTTCAGACCGTTCGCCCGTTCCCGCACCGCGAATTCATACCGCTGATCGGCCATGTTTTTTTCAAACTTGGCTTTATCATTGGCATACTTGTTTTGCAGATCCGTCAGGGACTGCTGCACTCCGGGTAGCTTTCCAGCGTCAGCCTGCGCCGCCTCCAGTTCCCCCTTCAGTGTAGCCATGTCCGCATCCCTCTGCCCGATCTGCTCCGTCAGCTGGGATACCTGTTGGGTCAGCCCATTGACCTTATCATCAAACTTTGCCTGACTGACGTAACCGCCCTCCGCAAGGTTGACGAGATTCATTTTCGCAGCCTGCGCGGCTTCGACAAATTCCTCATAGGTCAGCGGGCCTTTGGAAAACAATGCTTTCAGAGATTCCATAATCCCTCCGTTTTCTCGCTCTGTGAAACTGCTTTAATTTGTATATCCGTTGCCGCTCAACGGTTGCAGAGCCATCGCATTTATATCCCTGCAATGCCGGGTAATGTATATCAAAACGGGCAAGGCCCGATTGATACCGTAAACAGGTGCTAACTCAGACGATGAGGGGAAAGAACACCGTCTTACAACTTCCCTGCCCGCGCAAACACCCGCGCGGCTAACCCAGGTGGGCGCAGTTTATCAATACCGTTTATTTGCCCGTAGGACGCAATTTAACGGGCTTGAAGCCCTGGACGGTCATTCGGTCACGGTGGCCCCTCAAACCGCTCAGAGATTCAATCTGACCGTATTTAGCGGCCAATTTGTTGATGTTCATCTGGCACTCACGCCGGAGGGTATCGTCCCCCGCAATCTGTGCCATAACCGCCGTGTCCTTCCATCTGCGGATCTCTGTTTCCAGCTTCCGCATCATCTGGGTACACTCGTACTTTGTGCGCTGCTTTCCGTCAATTTCACAGGTATCATGGTTTTTATCAATCCAGCTTTGCAGTTCTTCTGGGCTGTGGACTGGTTTTGAATACCTGGTGGAAAACGGAAACGCAAAATGACGGCAGTTCCATTCGCCGATAGGCCGCTTGAAACCGCTGTACTGTACGCCGTTCACGTCCTGGAACGGCTGGCCGGACTGCATCTTGTCATACTCTGCATTCAGCAGGATATGGCCCTGCACAGGCTCATGATCCGGGGCTGAATTCGCATGGGCTGAAAGTTCTTTAGCATCATAACCCAGAGACTGGCCTACCATGTTCGCGCACTGCTGCGCTATCTGCCGGGTCGCATCAATAATGTTTTGTCGCAGGGCCGTGTCAAGCCGTCTGTGATAGCCGGAATCATAATAGACTTGCAGCCCGTTGTAACCGATCTGCTTGATCGCGTCCCTGGTAGCTGCCGAATAGCTGGTCAGCCCGCTGCTGACAGCCAGCACCGCCGAATCAACCGCAGCCCTGTACGGGGCCTCGATCGCGGTTGTATTGGACAGGTTGTCCAGCATCATCACGGTCTGCGCTGCTATGCCCTGTGTCAGATTGACCATCTGCGCACGTCTTGCGGGAGGAACCTTCCTGCCAGCCTTGAATGCCCGCGTGAAACGCGGATCCGTGTACATGTCGTTCATGGCCTGCTGATAGATCGCCATGATCTCCGGCTTGGTCACGTTCGCAGCTGCCATCAGTTCCCGCGTGATCTCGTCCACGTCTGACGTAACCTCTGCCAGTATCACCAGCATGTTGATGCTGGACTGGCTCAGTTCACCGATATCATGGATCTGCTGGGCCACTTTTCGGATGTATTTTCGGTTCACCTGATCAAAACGGCCCTGGATCTTTGTTAGCGCCTTATTCAGTTCCGCGTCTGTCACTCAGCATCACCGCGCCTCGGCTGTTCCTGATTGTCCTCTTTTTCGGTGTCCACAGGTTCTGTTTCCTGATCATCGAGATCCGTCTGTGTTTGCAGCATGGATCGGACTCTCATTTGCTGGATCATCGCGTCCATGTTCTGATCCTGTGCTTCCTGCTGAATCGCTTGAATTGCCGCTTTTGCCTGCGGTTCGGTTTCGCCTGTATACCACTGACGCATTTCAGCCCTGCTGATAATGCCCTGGGCCATCAACTCCAGCCGTTCGGACATCTCCTGCGCCCGGTCGGTCAAAATGGAATCGTCCCATTCAAAGGACAGTTCATATTCACCCTCCGGGGCCAGGTTGTAAATGGTCGCGTATTTGTCCATAGCCCGTACCACATCGCGCAGGCAGCGCTCCAGCGCGGCCTGGTTGTCTGCAATGGTCGCGTACGTGCGCTGGCGCAGGATCCGCAGTTCTGTGGCCGTGCGGGCCTCCAGAGGCGCGTCTGACAGCGTTCCGCGTGACAGGCCGGACAAATCCTCAATCATCATCAGAAGCCGATTAAGGCCGTTTAAAAGCGCCGTATCGCGGATGGTCGGACTAAACACCGAATAATGATCCTCATCCAGATTCACGCCGCGAAACAAGCGTTCATTCAGCTTGGGCAGTTCATACTTCAATTCACCCGCGCCAGTTCTGGCATCCGGTTTCTGCGGACGCAACGCCAGGGGGTCAACGTCAATGGCCAGTTCGGATCCCTCAAACTCCCACAACAGGCGGGAGTATTGCAGATCAGCCTGTTTGATCACTTTCAGCGCCTTATGAAAAACGCTGATCCCCATCGGGGAATCAACGTCAACATTATTGGCAGCGGCCACTTTGAACCAGCCAAACATCTGTCCGTCCGTCCCCTGTAGGGTTGCTTCCGGCTCCAGATTTTTCCACTGCTCCACCGCTGTCAGAGGAACCTCTGTTCCGATTTGATCTTTGAATTTGGACTTGAACGCCCGCTGGGTCACGTGAACACCGTTTCCTTCGATCGTGTGGCGCTCCAGACGCGTGTACGTGATATCCCCGTCCTGATAGACATCCCGGAAGATAACGTCCTTTAAATCACCGTTCTCGTCAAAAGAAACAGGGTACAGGCTCCAATCCATCGTCCAGCCGAAATAAATATGGCCGTCATCCGCGTTCGGATAGGGACGTACTGCCATACCTCCGGCAGCGCAGCCCTGCTCCAGCTTCTTCCGCAGTTCGGCCATCAGTTTTTCAAATTCATTGCGCAGATACTCCGCGCGGGGGTTATCCAGTTCCTCCGGGGTCGGTTCTTCAACTTCTTCCTCGCGTCTGTCCTCTGGATCCCCCGCGCCACGAATGCCCTGCTCTGTGTCGCGTGTAGGCATCTCCACGGGTTTTTCCGGGGGTTTGCCAGTGATATTCCACTGCATTTCCAGCGTAACCTGACGCGCGATTTCAGATGCGATCATGGCGGGCAAGTTCATGCTTTTAACCGTATCACCGTTTACCCACGGGGCCTGATCACAATAAGCCTTATACCAATCATCCAGCGCGTTTACCATATCCGCTGACAATGGCGTTTCAATCTGCTCCACCTGTTCAACGGTTTTCAACGGCAACATTTTCCGAATCACCTGCCTTATAAATGCCATTAGTCTTGAAAACATATCGCACCGCCTTTACTCTCCGCGCCGTTTCCAGACGCGCTCCAGCGCATAGCGTACCGCGTCAATACTGTGGTTATTCGCGTCCGGGTATCCGCTGATCACGTCCCCGTCTGCGGTTCTGTCATACTCATAATGCGTAAATTCACGAGCCGTCTCAGGGCAGCGCTCCGGGTCTATCACAATAGCCTTTAGTGATTGCAGCCACTTGATACCGTACCGCACACTGTCAGGGCCTTTTACTGCCGGACGGCACATTGCGCCGTATTCTCGGTAGTCGGATACTGACTTCGGCTCCGCGCTGTCTGCTGTGATCAGGTCGGATCCGGTCACACCCTTCACCGCCTGCAAGGCTTCCCACGTCTCGCGGTTGCTTTGCTTGTTCGCCCGGTACTCGTCAAAAATATACAATGTCAACCGCGCCGGGTCATAATGTACTTTCGTCCAGTGGAACGGGTCTGGATACCAGCCCCAGTCAATTCCCATGTAGATGTTATCGAACGTTGAAACGAAACTATCTGGAATAGCTTCGATTTTCAGATTGTCAAACACCTCGCCGCCCGTACCCGTAACCTCGCCCAGGTACTCATGCCTGTACGCTTTCGGGTTGATCAGTGCCAGTTCCAATGCATCGTTGAAAAACTGCTGTCCCAGCCATTCATCAGGAACCGTCCGATAATCGGAGGAATGAACCAGCGTGTCACGGTTTGGATGCAGCACCTCTTCGTTCATGAAATTGGCTTGCGTCTCCGGGGGGTTGAATGACATGAAATTCCAATACAGGGAACCGCCGCGTCTTGCGGACTGCAAAACAGAACGGATCTCTTTCATGCCCGCAAACTGGTCAGCTTCCTCGAACCACGTAATACCAAAATACCCTTTCGGGGCTTTGATGGACTTGATCTTCATCGGGTCATCAAGCCCTCGAAAGAGTATCACTTGCCCGGTTTCAATTCTCTTTATCTGCATTGGGGAAACACGGCAAGTGAATTCAGCATTTAACCCCAACTTGTCTATGGCAAACTGCATTTGCCCAAACACACTGTCGCGTAACGTTTTCGCTGTTTTACGGACGATCAGCGCATTCACGTCAGGATGTTCCAGCATGAGCAGCGGAATCGTAAAACCGATAAAGGATGATTTCAGAGAACCACGGCCTCCCTTTAGGATGTAGTTGCTGTGTTCATGGTTCACAACGTCCTCTAACAATCCATCATAATTCGGGGCAATCAGGTCTTCGACATAAACCTCATTCATCCGGGGTCACGTCCTCAGTTTTTTCTGACTGCGCCGCATATTCGCCGATTGCTTTCATGGCCTCCACCACGGCCAGCCGATCCGCCGCCCGTGTAGCCATCTCCTCTTCGCTCAGTTCCTCGTGCGGCTTCTCGCCCCTGATCAGGTGGATCCGCACTCCTCCGGGCTGCTCCAGCGCGTCTGCGTCTGCGGTCACGGTCAGGCCCGTCACTGTATCCCGCACCTCATCTTCCACACCAGCCATTCGACAGATCCAGTCACGTGCCTCTTTGTCACCGTTCAAGGCCATCAGCACCTGTGTATAGACAAGCTGCGCGATCATAGGAGCGCCGTCATCCTGTAGCTGATCCACTCCGGTCAGTTTAAGAACGTCCTTTGACTTAGTGCTGCCCTTTGAATTCAGATTCAGTATTGCCCGTACTGCTGCACGGATATCAGCGTTTCTGGCTCTTGCTTTGTCCGCTGCCTTTTTGCCTTTTCGCCGGATTTCCAGTTCTTCTTCTGGGGTCAGTGAGCCGGAGCCGAGGGGTTTTAGGTTTTTGTTCTGTGGCCGTTCCTTCTTTTCACCTTCCACACGCCTCACCTCCCATCATCCAAAAATTGAAACGGGGGCAGGAATGTTTCATCCTGTCCCGGTTCTGTGTTGCGTGTTTACTTTTTCTTCTTGGTTTCTGGTTTCTTTTTAGCTGCGGTCTTCTTCTTATCTGGGGCGTTGCCATCATTCGCAGCTGTCATTGCTTCAAAAAACGCTTTGCCCGCACCCTTCGGCAGCTTGATCTCCTTGTAAGTTTTAGCATCTGCCATACTCACAGCACCTCCTTAACCGAATTTACTATAACACGGTATACTTGCTTTGTCAAGTTTGAAGTTTACTTTCGATAAACCAGCACTGATCTATCAATAACGTTCGTGCGCTCGTCACCACGCGAGTCACCAGTCACGACATTATACCCCATTGCCAGCGCCCAAATGCTCATGTTATTGTTATAGAAGTTCGTGTTATACCCACCAACAGCTGCTGCAAACTTCGGATGAGTCTTAGCAAAAGCTGCGGCCTGCACTCCCAGCTGTGATCTTGAAATTGTTTTTGCCAGCGCCGGATTGATAGCAGCAACCATCGTATAATTGCCGTATCCTGTATTCTTACCACCGTTACGCGCAAAATAAGCGCCCGCACCGAGCGCCTGTCCACCATGCTTACCGCCTATGTAATTAAACTTGCTGTACATCAGCATATCAGCCTGCTGTTTACCAGTCAGACTCATTGTATGCCCGCCCGCTTGATACTTGATATCATTGACGCTTCGGGCAAGGACATCACTCTGCGGAATGTTATTAGCAGACAAAAATTGTTGAAAGGCTTGACCATCAAGCACTTGAGGCAGGCCGCTTAAACCAGCCTGATAAACAAACGCCTGCGTCATATCATTCGCATCAGACAAAAAGTTCGGCATAATCGCATGTTTAGAATCCTGTACCAGCTTTGCCAGTTCATCGTCTGTCATCTGTGACAAAGCAGTAACTCCACCAGGTTGCAACGGGGTATTCTGATCATTCGGAACCTGATTCGCATTCGCCGGATTCATCGTGTTCACTTGAGGCTGTGGCTGAAGCTGAGGCCCCTGCTGCTGTGTAGCTTGCTGCACGGGCGGCGCGGGCGTTGCCTGCCTCGTCACCCCGCTGGTATGGTTCTTGTTGGAGGCCATCGTTCGTCACCTCTTCTTCGGGGCAGTCTTTTTCGCTTTCTTCTGGGCGGCGAATTCTTTGTTCATCTTCTCGACATCCGCTTTTTGAGCAGCCGTCAGCGGGCTGGGCTTAATCCCGTACCCCTTGGAAGTCCAACGGTCAGTCCCATCCAGACGGTCATTCTTTTTCTTGCTGGTTGCCATTTCAAACCCTCCTTATCCCAGTTCAATAACCAAAGTGATCTGTCTCCGGTTCTGCACCCCGCGCGGAGATCCTTCCGCACGTGCGTTGTTCACAGGAGACACCCTCAGATCCACAATGCGCTGATTCTGGTTTCGCGCTGCAATCATTTCACCCAAACGACCACCAGGGCCGTCACCGGGCATAAACGCCTGTGCGCTTGCTTTCGCCCGATACTCGATCCGCACCTCACGAGTTGTGAACGTTGACGGATCCGCTGCATTTTTGAAATTATTGTATGACGTTGACAGAAACCTATTTTCCGAAAAAGACTTACCAACAAGCGCCCTGCGCATCTGTGCCTCCGTCATGTTCGTTGTTTTCATGCCCTGGAATCCAAACCGGGCAAGCAAGCGATCAACAAAGCTCCCATGATCATAGCGCTGCAAGTTTAAATTATACCCCAAATTGTGCATCGCAGCATCAAGACCGTCTGCTGTTGCTTGATGTGTTGGAGTCAATGGCAAATCGTTCATAAGTTCCCAGTTCATGTTCTGTGACAGTGAATGTACGCCATCGCCACCGTATTGTCTGCCCTCCGCGTTCGCGGCAAGATAATTCTGCCTTGCAAGTTCGGAGTCAATGCCGAATTGCTGCCGTTGAAAATACCCGCGTCCGTTATACAAATCGTGATAATCCGCAGCATCCGTATCAGAAAAATTAGCATTATTGGCTTGCTGCGCCTGTTGCGTCAGCGGAACCATCTGATCAGGCTCCAGAGCCTGCACCGGAATCTGCGGCCCAGATTGTGACCCTATGGGCGCACCAGCCTGCGCCGAGATCTGCGCACTGGTAGAGCGGGGGGATGTTACACCGCTCCTTGAAGACTTATTCGAGGCCATTTGCTTTTATCCTCCTTTTGATCTGGCTGGTCATCGTCTCAATCTGACAAATGATATTGCCCTTCATACCGTCAAACACGCGCCCATGAACAATAATCCCAGACGGATGTAACCGATCCAGCATCTCGTTGTACCCGGTCATAAAGCTGGTGTTTCGCTCATCTGACATCGCGCTCCCGTCCGTTGATACCGCGACAATACTGTCCGTTGGGAATCCGTCAAAACAATAATCAAACGTATCAGGAGCGCCCCACATGATGGACGGAATCACCGTCAAACCGTAGCACTGCCAATAACAAGCCAGCCACGCATTTCGGTACACGTTCCAAATTTTCGCGGCTTTTGGAAAATCACTGTATACCGAAAAATCGGGGGACATCACAGCAGCATAACTGGACAGCAGCGGAATATATCTTTCTGGGTCAGCCCAGAGTCTTTGAAACTGATAATCATCCAGCCAGAAATGCAAGCCCGTTTCTGCACGTTCTTCTTTGTCAGTGCCACGTGCAAAATTAAAACCGATCCAATTTTTCACCGCGCACTCTGTCACTGGCAGCATCTTCGGAATCTCATATTCCCCCGCTTTATTTATAAACGTTGCCAGCTGCAAATTCTCCCAGTTTCGCGTCTGCTTATATTTTTCGCTGCTGGTTGCCATCAGAAATCCACCCCCTTTGGGCAGTAAAAAACGCACGAGCCGCCTGCCCAACGACTCATGCGCTTACGGAAAGGATAAACTGTCACCCCTTGGCACGGCAAGGAGGTGTAAAATCCGTACCCAGCTTTAAGGGTTCCTTACACTTTCCGCGACTCTATCATATCACAAAGGGTTGCAAAAACAACGGGGACAAACAGGGACAATTTTCCTTTAATGCTGCTTGATATACCTGTACACCGCTTTTCTCACTGTCTCCTGCAAATAGCCCTCACCCATACCCGCTGCCACGCGATCCCAGGACATTCGCTCCACAAATCGCAGTGTAAACATGCGCCGGATGTTTGAATCATCAATGGACGCAATATAATGCTCCAGACGATCACGCTCCAATACGATCACGGTATGACGCGCAGCAATCAGCGCTTTCAGCCTTGTCGCGGCCTCGTGTTTCCCGCGCAGCGCTTCCTCCAGCATCATGATCTGCGCCACGGTACTTTCCACCGGATTGCTTACGCCGGATCCGTGCGGCATCCCGTCCATGTTCATAGAGTGCAAGCCATCCATCCCGGCCCGCAGCCTCTCCAGTTCCGCGCAATCCTCCTTCAGTTCGGCCTCCAGCTGTGCCAACTGTTTTTCGTACAATTTGACTTCCTTGTTCAGCCAATACAGTTGCGACAGTTCTTTTACTGTCATCCTTAACCACCGCCCTTTGCTTTTGTCCATTTCGCTTTTAAGGCCGTTAATAGCGCATCCTGGACGCGTTCTTTCCCGGTCAGGGATTTTATCACGTCCTCATCCACACCGCCCTCCACGGTCAAAATATGGACGAATACGGGCCTTTCCTGCCCTTGTCTGTGTAAACGCTTGTTTGCCTGCTGAAAATGCTCCAGGTTCCACGTCAACCCAAACCAGATAATGTGATGACCGCCCTGCTGGAGATTCAACCCATACCCGCAGCTGGCCGGATGGGCCATCAGCACGTCCACGCGTCCCGCGTTCCATTCTTCCTCATCTCGCGCATCCGCGTACACCCTCACGTGTAGCTTCTCGCCCTTCGCCCTTTTGCTGTTCAGATCCCTCAGCGCTTTCAACAACCTGTCCCGGTCATGCTGAAACTGATAGAACACCAGCACTGGCTCGTTGATCTGCTCCAGGGTTTCCAGAAACGCCTCGACTTTGCAGTCATGCAGTTCATGCACCTTGCCCTCTTCGTCATACACGGCCCCATTGCATAACTGGAGCAGCTTCCCGGTCAGCACCCCTGCCGTGCCAGCCGTCACCCAATCGTCCTCAGACAGCTTCAGCAGCTGTTCCTTCTCCAGCGTGTCATACGTCCTTTGCGCTTTGGCATCCAGCTTCACGGGGATCTCTTCTGTGATACAGTCAGGCAGTGCCAGATAGTCCTCCGCTTTCATGCTGATACAGATATCAGCCAGTTCGGCGAATATCACCTTGTCCGCACCCGGTTTCAATTTGTACGACCAGACTTGATACCCGTTCCGCTTGTCCGGCAGGAAATACAGATCCCTGTACAGGCTTAACGTCCTGCCCAGCCGCTGCCCTCCGTCCAGCAGATAAATCTGTGACCACAAATCGGTCAGGCCGTGCGGGGCCGGGGTTCCTGTCAGTTCGATTAAACGCCGGATCTTGGGCCGTACAGCTTTCAGCGCTTTGAACCGCAGCGCTTTCGGATTTTTGAAACTGCTGGACTCATCCAGCACCACGCAATCAAACGGCCACCGCAGCCCGACCTGTTTGACCAGCCACGCCACGTTATCCCGGTTGATCACGTAAATATCCGCGTCAGCACCCAGCGCAGCCAGCCGTTCACGCTCAGATCCCAGCACTGTAACCACGCGCAGGCCCTTCAAATGTGACCACTTTGCAGTTTCTTTGCCCCATGTTGCCTCCGCAACCTTCTTCGGCGCGATCACTAAAACACGGCTGATCGACCACATTTCGTACTTCATTCGCTGTATTGCTGTCAGTGTTATGACCGTTTTTCCCAAACCCATATCCAGCCACAACCCGCAGTATGGATGACTGATCACAAAATCAATGCAGTGCTGCTGGTACTTGTGCGGAATAAAGTTCATGGTCATCACCTCCCGCCAGCCCCTTGCAGATCCAAACCGCAGCGTCCACCGCTTCGGGGCCGTCCACGCATCCCAGCACGGTAAAGCCCAGCCGTCTTAACCGCTCATGCTGGAAGCGCTGACTTGCCCTGGGCCGTTCTCCGGGCCGCTTCAGTTCCGCAAACACTGCCCTGCCACCCGGCAGCAGCACCAACCTGTCTGGTACACCCCTGCATCCGGGGCTGACAAACTTTAAACACCTTGCGCCCGGTATCTCTTTTTCAATCCGGCGCTTCAGCAGCTGTTCCACCTGTTTTTCCGTCATAACTTACTTTCCTCGCGCGCGCGTATATACGTGCATGATGTGGGCGTGTGGGCGTGTATACGCGCTCACATACGCCCTAATACTACTCTATTATATAAATAATGTAAGAATGTAATAAATCATATAAAATACCCTGATCCGACAGACATTTTTGAATCTTACAAAAATCTTACATTCTATCTAACATTCTAACAATCAATTTTTTGGACTTCTTACAACTTTTGAGAATGTAAGTGAATGTAAGACGGTTCTTACATTCTTATGTAACGCGCATAAACCCGCGCTGCGTTCCGTACTGTGGGACATGAATAGCGTTCTGCGCGACCTTCCATCCGGGCAAACTGGACAGCACGTTATTGATCATCTGCGTGTCAGCCCGCTTTGCTTTTTCATCAATTGGATGGCCGTACAGTTCCCGCCACACCTCCGCTGCGCAGATGGTCTGCCGATCCACCAGGACGATCCCGTCCCGGTCTGCTTTGATCCCGCCAGCCCAGAAATCCTGCCTGCGCTCCACGGGCCATTTTGCCCAGTCTTCGGGAATCTGACGGTTGACGAATTCGGCGATAATGCCGTCCTGGATCCCTCGTTCCCTGTGGGCCTCCTGCCGTTCTATGGCTGCTTTCGCCACGAATCCGGTCAGGAAAAGCTGTTCTCCAGTGATATACCGCATCCGCGCTTCGGCCCAAATCTGGTCTATTTCATCGTTCGTCAGGTCAGTGAACACGTTCTTTGTCGGGGCCTGTATCCGCGTATCAACGGGCCAGAAACGCCTGTTTCCTGTCTCGTCCCGCAGAAAATCCGTGTTGTTGCACGTGCCGAAAAACACACAACGGCGCTTGAATTCGGTCACGTTCCGGCCATACGCCTGTCTGTACCTGTCAGCCGTCAGGGATAAAAACTGCTTGATACAGGCCACGTCTGTACGTCTAAACGCGTCCAGTTCGGCCACTTCGATCAGCCATACGCCCTGCAACAGTTCCGCAGCCTCTTTCCCTTCAAACGTACGGATGGAATCGTTGAACCATCCCCGGCTCATCTTTGCCAGGATGGTAGACTTACCAATGCCCTGTGGGCCGCACAGGATCAGCATGTTGTCAAATTTATAGCCCGGTATCATGGCCCGCGCGACCGCCGCCACGAACGTTTTACGCGTCACAGCGCGTGTATAGGCTGTGTCTTCTGCGCCCAGATAATCAATAAACAGTGTGTCCAGACGGGGCTTTCCGTCCCATTTAAGGCCCTTCAGATAATCCTGTACAGGGTTAATCGCGTGCAGCGCGGCGTGATTACTCAGGGCTGAATCAATGTTTCCTTTTGCGGAGATCCCCCAGGTCTTTTCCATCCACCAGTACAGGCCGTTTGAATCCGCGTCCGACCACATCCGGCCTTTCACGTTGTCCCCCTTGCGGAGCCAGGGCGGCGCGTCCAGCAGTTCTCCACGCCCGGTGAATTCATTCAGCGCAAACTTACCCCTGATACGCGGGTCATGCTCCAGGATCAGCATCACGTTATCAATCGTACCTTTGACTTCGCCTGTCTGCCTGTTCCGCTTGAGGAGCAGCTGCCAGTTTCCCTCCGCCCCAGGTGTAGCCACCGGGCCGTCTTCCCCGTCTCCCTCTCCGCTTCCGCTGCCCGCGCTGCCACTGATACTGCTGTCGATCGTCACGCTTCCGGGGCCACCTGATACTGCGCCCGTGCCGTTGACCAGCCCAGCAAATTCCTCCGCTGCCTGTTCCTGTCGGGTCTTCAGCATCTCCAGTGCGACCTCATCCAGGCTGTTCGCGTATTCGCACATCGCCTTATAGGACGGCAGACGGTTGTTAGGTGTCCCGTCCGCTGCGCTGTCATCCTGATCACCGTACTTATGCAGACGCACCAGATCAAACGCGTTGACCAACTTATTGCTGCAAGGGTCTGTAGCATGATGGGAGTATAGAAACTTCCCGTCATCGTAGATCACCGCGCCGCCTGTCGTGCTGCCCAGCGTATACGTGTATCTGTTCGGGTCTGTGTCTGTCGGGGCGTAGATCCCCGGCAGCAGTTCTTCCATTGCCCGCAGTACGTCATATTTGCGGCAGAACGCGCCCACGATCCCGGCCTTGGTCAAAGGATCCCCCTGCTTGACGGCCAGTTTCGCATAGCTGAAAGAGCCGGGAACCTGGGGCCATTGCGTGATATCATGCCAGTCAGCGTACCGGGTCAGCAGGGCATCCGCGCTGACGAACGGCGCGTCTACCACTTTGAACACGACCTGTGTATCCGCGCAGGCAGAGAACCAGAAAAACAAACGATTGACCTCAAACGTTGTCGGGTCAGCCATTGCAATGCCGATATCCGCAGCCATACGCCGCGCACACGGCTCGTATTCATCCGGGGATATAGTTCTGTCAGTGGGAACCACGATGCGCAGACGGGGCTTATTTGGCGCGTGTTTACGCGTAGAATAGACGGCATAGCTGATATTCATGGCATCCAGAGACGCGATCACACTGTCCGTTCCGTTGGCGGGAACGTTGTCCAGATCCAGCGTAATCAGATCCCGGCTGATCACCGCGTTTCCCTTGCGCTGCGGGCCGTTCAAAACGCCGCCGACAAAACCGCCGATATCCTTCAGATCGTCCTGCTTGGCCTTGCTCATGCGCATGTACTCGTCCAGCGTTTCCACACCGCGCGTCAGGACATGCAGACGTTCATACAGTTCGGATACTGTCAGCGTTTGCCGCTTCCAGTTCAAATCGCGGCGCGAGTTTCCGACTGATATAGTTATTTTCCGATCATACGTCAGGCTGCTCATGGTTTCTGTACCTCCGCGCCCCCGCTCGTGTAGCTTTGCGCTGCCCTCTTCATTCCTTCGCCCTCCATACCTGTGTTCGCGCCCGCCTGGGCTTCCGGTCGGCCTCCGCAATCGCGGCGTTAGCTGTGGGATCCCCCTTTGACCTGTTGCAGGCTGATTCAAAATCGCCGTAGATTTCCTTTTCCATCTTCCGCGTATGATCCTGGACTTTCTTAGCGCTGGCCTTGCCGTCAGCGTATATCTTCTCAATCTCGGCATCCGTCAGCAGATTCCGGCCCTTGATCACCTGGATCAACTCTCGCAGGATGTAAGGGATCACCGCTTCCGCATATTCACGCGATGTAATATTGTGCATCATGGATTTATACATGGTCTTATATTCGGACGCGGCTTGCATATAAACCTGTTTTTCCGCGTTGCTGCGGGCATGTAGCGCCTGGTTCTGGGTTTCCTCCAGACGGTCTAAAATGCTCTGGAGCAGCGTCTCATCAGAGATCACCGCTGCTCCGCACTTTTTGCAGTACAACATTTTCATTACAGTTCGTCCTCCACCAGCTTACGTAATTTAGCTGGGACATGGCTCATCAGATATCCACCGGACAGGAAATCCTCTATCAGTGCCAGTTCCCCGTCTGTGGATCGGTCACGGCGCATCCGGCGTTTCCTGTACAGGGCCTTATAATCCTCTGTGGCGCGTATGACGATGGCATCCAGCAGCTGTCTCCAATTATCATCGTACGGCGTGACGGGGCCATGCGCTGGCCTCTGTGGCACACCCTCCCACGTCCACGCCTTCGGAATCGGGCCGTTTAGGTTATTGTTGGCGCTGCGGATCCGCAGATATTCCATGTAGTATTCCGGCAGACTCCGTGCGTATTCACTCCAGCAGATACATTCTCCCGTTTCAACCCCTTCCACGATGATAGCCAGCTGGGGCATCGGTTCCAGCGGCAGCTTGCGTTTATACCAGGTCTTCACGGCTCTGCTTTTAAACGGCTTCCACGGCGGCTCAGACAGGTAGTTGTGCGCCCGGTAATGGGACTCCAGCAGTTCCAGATCCCGGTCAAACTCTTCGGCAGTGCCAATAAAAAAGAAACTTCCGCGTGAGCCGATGCACAGCTGGACGCGCTTCTTATAGAACAACTTCAGCGCCTGCCCCAGCGTCTCAGGCTTCCCGACCTTCATCCGCTCCCGCCTCCTCACGTGTAGCCATTCCCCTGTCTTGCCTCACCATCAGCGCTTCGTACTCCTTCTTCAGTTCTGCCCTGGTTTTAAAAAACGGGCATTCACGCCCGATAAAATTCGTATCATTCAGCACCCCACAGCCGTGCGTCACCTTGTTCCAGGCGAAACAGGTCTGCTTATCGCACCAGATCGCCATCTTGACCATTGACGGACACCTCCTGATCCAGAAGCACACTGCGCCACGGGTTGGTCTTGAAATAGTTCCCCGTGTTCATTTCCCAGTCAAGGATCTTGTCCAGATCGCCGGACAGACGCAGACGCATCAGATAGCTTTTGATCTTTTCCTCCCGCGTATCGGCCCAGATAACACCCTGGGAAGCCTTATACATCTCTCGTGCCTCCTGGGTCAGCGGGGACAGCGAATAGGGCTTATAGGGTAGCGGAGCGCCCTTCTTGCTGTACTTCCGGCCCTCCGGGTTCTCGCGCTTGAAATCCTGATAGGCAAAATAGGAATTGACGGCATACAGTTTGGCCCGGATCGCGTACATGGCCTTTTTATCGGCATCATTTTTAGCGTTCATCATCGCTGTCACCTCTTATAGCACTCTTATAGGGAAAACCCACGCGCTGACATTTGATTCGCTGTCTCTGGGACGGATCATAAACGGCTGCACCTGGCTACCGAAATGAAGCATTACGCTTTCTTTGTCCTTCATGCCCTCCAGCGCGTTGATCAGATACTTTGGGTTTACCGCAATCCAGTATTGCCCCTGGCCTTTGTTGTACTGGTCTATCTGATTGGAAAATTTCTTGCACATCTGGCCGAAATCAATCGGCGCACCAGCCTCCAGCTTGGGTTGATCCGTGATCGTAGCCCCTCCCTCTTTGTTGATAAACGCCAGTTCCAGCACGTCTTTCCGGTCAGTATTCAGTATGATTGTTTCGGTCTTCGGCGGGATCTTGACGTGATCCAGAAGGATCTGCGCTTTTTCATCCGGCATCTCAGACAATTCACAGGGGACATCCATCCGTGTTATCTGATAGCCGTTGGAGCCGTAGGCATGGCAGACAGCAGCGCACATATCAGAACTGGACGGTCTGCGGTTATAATCCATTGAGAAGGTCAGGCAGATCCGCTCCAGCGCGGGCCTCCCGTCCGCTGGTGTAGCTTTGACCGCCCCGCACGATTTCTGCATCTCCCGGAACGACCAGACATCAAATATGATCTTCATACTGTTCCCCTCCTTACCACAGCCTCGTGAATCCGTTTTCATCTACCTCGCCGACACCAGGACGCGTCATCCGGGCGCTGTTCATGGGGTTGGTCAGGTCATAATCCGGCAGCATTGCCAGCTTGCGCTTGCGGGCGGCACGGCGGTCAGACAGCCAGCTGATCAGCAGGAACAACAGGCCCAGCGCGACAACGGAGCAGCAGACATAAAAAATAGCGTCATAATTCATAAATCGTTTTCCCCTTTCATCACGGCATCGTTATCAGTGTAATCTTTGGTTGGGTCTATCCACGTCCAGCTTTCTTTCGGCCCTCTGCATTGCACCAGCGTATGATCCAGGGCCTTTCCCAGTTCGCACTGATTACAATCCCTGTCACAGGCAATACAGGCGTATTTATGCGCGTATCGCGTCAGAACGGCCAAATCGGAAGCGGACATAATCGTTTCATCCTCCGGCATTGCAGCGGGCGGGACAGGGTACACACGATAGCGCATGTACTTCATGTTCCTGCGCAGGGACATCAGCTTGTCTGGAGGAACCGTTTTCATGATTCTTTCCATCAGCCGGAGCAGTGTGGCCTTTGCAAGCCCCAGATCGCGTTTCCCGTTTGGAACCAGATCCAGGCGTTTGTCCAGAATTCCTTTGGCCCTCTCCAGTTCGCTGAAAGCAGCGTAGATACCGCACAGGGAATCGCTTTCCTCTGCCCGCAGACGGGCGGTTGCCGGGGCGCGGGGCTGTTGTGTTTGCGTACTGGGCATGTTCTATCCCCCTCTTGTAGTCTGTCAAATTTGCGGTTCAACGGACTATGGCTGAATTTTTTCAGCTTCTTGAAGCAGTATAGCTTATTTAATTCAGTTTGTCAATAACTAAAGCTGAATTTTTTCATACATTTTTAATATAAATTTTTAGCTTTCTCGTAAAAAAAAGAACCGGGAACCCGGTTCAACTATTTACCACATGTTCAACTATTTACTATGAACATCGTTCCATCCTCATTTAACTACAGAAAAGCATAAAAAAAAGACCGCCCGAAATCCAGGGCGGTTTTTGTGATTCGTATATCCGTTGTTATTTGTACTGAACATAATGTGGCTCTGCTATGACTTCATAGGATTGTATATTGTCGGGAGTCAATTTCGGTGAACCGAACATAGCTGATATTTCAAATCCCAATTGTACACCAGAATATAAATTCTTCACATTTGTTCCACTGATCCAGAATATTTTTCCATCCGCGTTTTTTAGGACGCAGTTAATATAAAACGAGTTATTGTCTTTATCGCTTGTGTTCTTTACCCTGCCAGTAACAACAGGATATGGATCTCCAAAATAGTCAGAAAAAGATAGTTTTGTATCTGATACTTCATATGGCGTTACTGTTTCTTTCGCTGTTTGCAATGAAAACTGTGCAACTAAATTGCACCCTTTCGACAAATTCACGGACTTATCAAAATAACCACTGTTTATTCCCGAAACATAGAAATACCCGATTTCACCCGGATCAATAACATCAGGACAATGCGATACAAAATCTTCACTTTCTAATAAACTGCCATTATCATCTTCAAAATCCATTGTGCAACCTTTTAAATATATCGCTTTTGCATCCGTATTTTTTATGGCTATATATGCAAAACGATGGAGAGCGCCTATGCTATCTTTCCAGCAGTCCAAACCGGATCCAACTACCTCATAAGACAAACTATTCGTAGATGATCCGACACCTCTTGCCGTTACCTTTGGATCTAAATGATAATTTGTAGGCTCTTCATTTTTCGCAGCTTGCTGTGTTGTATTTCGCGCCTGGATTTCTGCGTTGATTTCTGCCACGGCTGCGGATAATTCATCGTTAGTAGCTGATTTCCAATCGTCAGATAATACGTCTGCAAAAGCAACTGCCCATATCATTAACATCAGTATAAGAGAAAAGGAAAGAATCTTTTTCATTGAAATAACCTCCTTTGATGAACCGTTAATTCACCGCACCGCGTTCGTGTAGCTCTTCACTCATCTTCAGTGGCTGAAATCACCTCCTCAATCTTTTTTAATTTTATTGAAAGGTATTCAGTTTGTCAATAAGGGACAGCTGGATCAGCTGTCCCTTCACGCTTATTATCACTCATTCATTCTGATCGATCATTTTCCCACAAAGAAGATCCTTCTTCATAAGCCTGTTCCCACGGATAAATATTTACCCGACCGCACCCGTCACAGATCAGCTTACGCTTTGAATATTCAGCCCCATGTAAATGCCCGCTGTTTCCGCAGGCTGCGCACTCAAAATAGGGTGTTCCACCTGGGGTTACGAAATCGCCGTGTACCTGTTTCCATCGGCCCAGCTTCATTTTACCGTCCCTCCTTAATCAACTGTAGGCATTCAGCGTATCTGTATACCCTGTCATTGACCACCAGTTCCCGGTTTCTCATGTACCGCATCAGCCAACCGGAAAAGCTGTGCTTATCATACCGCAGGCTGGCATTATTCAGCCAGCCCATCAGCGCTACTACGGATGGAAAGCGCTGGATCACGATCCCCATGTTACGCGGTTTCATGCTGCATCTCCTCCCACACATGTCCGGCCAGTTCTTTCATAGCTCCAGGAGTGTCCTTCACAAACTGGCTGAAGATGAAGACCATAAACTGCTGCTTCGTCCGGTTCCATTCCTCCTGCGTCATGTGCGGATTCTGCGCCAGCTTCGCGTTGAGCAGATCCTGCACCAGTTCCTGCCCGACCGGGGTGTTCAGCGCCGTCTGGACGGCGCTTGATACCTTATCCACGTACTCGTCAAAGTTCTTAGCAATCATCTTATTTCACCTCCTTGAACTGCCTCACGTACATGCGGGAAACGATCTCGCTGTCATCCAGCCCGGTCAGTTCCCAGATATCAGACAGATACGCGCCGCCCATCACGAAACCGTCCAGACCGTTGATACCGATCATCGCGGTGAATTTAATCCACACGTCCAGGTGTTCACTGTTCTCAGTGTAATGGTTCCATACCCGGATATTACCGCTGATTTCTGCGCTTGCGTCCAGGATCTTAGTGACATTGCCATGTGTGATCGCACGGACGGCCATTTCGGCGTATTCGGCAGCAGTGCTGGTATCAGCCTTGAAATCATTGATCATCTGACGAACAGTGGGCATCTCAGCAACGGTGACATAAGCGCGGGCATCTTTCATCTGAACCTTCATTTTCGTTTCCTCCTTGTTGTTGCTTGCTTTATCAACCTTGCAAGTACATTGTAAACTATTTACTTGCATTTGTCAATAGGCTTTTGAAAGTTTTTTAGGAATTTTTTCAAGTTTTTATTTCCATTGTCAAGCTGTGTGTTTACAATCACAAAAGACATAAAAAAAGACCGTCCGGGATGCCGGACGGTTTATATACGCGCCTTTACTGCCTTAAATACTGACCCACGTTATCTTTAAAAGTGCCGTGGTGGATCTTCCACAAATCTATAAAATTGCCGAGCAGGAAAAAATTGCCTATCGTCAGTATGCAAAGAAGCCCTCTGGCGTGACGGCCTACATAGTAATAGTGCCAGCCCACCCAGCCGCCAAGCAGGCAGCGGATGAAAGCGCCTGTTTTGCTCTTATCACTTGTGATAGACACATAATTTGGCTTTGCCACAGGAAAGCCACCTCCTTCGATGCACTTACATTTTTGCGTTCCACCCTGCCGCGCTCCCGTGTAGCATTTGCCGCAGCACAGTATCGCCTTTGCCTATTGTAGTGTAAGATGCTCGACTTGTCAATGTTCACACGCGGGGATCCAGGTTCATGCGGGAGCCTGTCGCGTCAATCTGACCGTTGTATTTGCCCTTATAAGGCTTTTCAACTGGCGTACAGGTTTCAAAAATCATCTGCGCGACCGGGTATCCGGGCCGGAGATAGATAGCGTTCCGGGTTTCGTTTTTTAATTCCAGCGTGATAGCGCCGTGAAAACCGGGATCCACATAGCCCGCGTTCTGCACCGTCAGCCCCGCGCGTCCGATGCTGGAACGGCCCTGCACGTAAGCAGCCAGGTTGTTTGGGATGTAGAAATGTTCCTGCGTTGTTGCAAGCGCAAACATACCGGGCAGCAGGCAGAATTCCTCCAGCTTTTCCAGCCTGTATTCCTTGTACTTCACCGTATCGCCCAGACGGATCCCCTTAGTGAAAAACGTTCGCTTCGGAACCAGGAACGTGTTGCCCAGACGGACGTTTAAACTGGCAGGGTTCACCAGAGGCTGACCGTCACCGAAGATGTGAATCTTCCCATCGTCAATCAGTTGCCAGATATCTTTGTCTCCCAGGATCATGAGTGCGCCTCCGTGTACATTCTGTTGATGCTGTCGCTGATCTGATTCTGATTTGTTTTCACAGTATAGTCCTGCATAGACTGGATTTCGCCACCGCAGGCAGCGTACCCGGCCAGGTCAACCCAGTTATCCCGTTTCCCGTGTCCGCTGGCAATACGGGCAATTTTTAGCAACGCCATCATGGCCGCAATGTCTACCGCGCCCAAACGACCGTCCAGCCGTGTGTCAAGATAGCTGTTCCACAGGTTCGCAATCCGTTCAAAGTTGTTCTCCGGCGTACCATAATCGTCCTGACGATCACCCAGCACCATTGATTCGGCCTCCCGCAGAATCTGCGCCCGCTTCGGTGTCATAACGGATTCATTCATTTTGTTTCCTCCTTATGCATGATGTACTGTGCATTGTCATCGGTCTTTTTCATTTCCTCTTCCATCGCAGCCACGGCTTCGGCCTGATCATCACAATAGGCGATCACTGTTTTATTGCCGTGCCAGATTTTGTACACCGCGTAAACCTCTGCCATCGTCCGCATCTCCTCTCGTGTAGCCGTCATCGGCCCTCTTCGTAGTCTTTCCGAAGATACGCCCATTCTCCCTGACAGCGGGCCATCCTGTGAAACGCTTTTAAACCACGATCTCTGATACATTCCAGAAGCAAAACGATCAGCTGCTCAGTTTCCGGGTGAAAATGCCGTTCTTTTCTCATCCTGTTGTGATGCTCCAAAGGCGCGTTTTGCGTCCAGTTGTCAGCACTGTACACCTTACCAGCGCCGATCCAATCACATACCATTTCCACGACATACGAAAAAGGAATTTTCAACGGTATAACCGCGCCGTTTTCGTCATAATCTACCCAGTATTCCCAATGATGGGGATTATGGCCCTTGTGATGCTGCCACGCGGCAGAATATCCCTTCTCCGCTTTTTCCGCTTCAATTGGGGATCTGTTTCCCTGGAAATACTTTGCAGATGGAAGAAATTCCGGCAGGCTGAATTTTGACATGTCGTGCATCAGTCCCCGCCAGATCAACCCGCAAGCACAACACTCCCGGAAAACAACAGACTTATGCTTGCACACGGTTTTTAAATGCCTCCACACATACATGCTTAAACATCACCGTCTTTCCCATCATGCCGGATCCGCAGTTCCCGGCCAACCCGCGCAGCTGCTTCTCCCGGGAGCGTTGGGCGCGTCAGCCCGCAGCGCGGACATTTGACAAACAGGGTTTCGTGTTCCCTGTGATCGTACACCCAGACGTGTTGACAGGTTTCCATTGCGTCATTCATTTTGATTCGCCTCCAGTCGTATTTATGGTTTCAGAATAACAATATACTCATCATCAGCCAGATCGCGTTCCAAAACAACCCTATCTAAGAATTTGTCCATTTCACCAACGCTGAGATAGACCTCTGCGTCTTCATCCTCTACCTTCTGTAATTGTTCTATCAATTCTGATACTTTCATCTTTTCCATCGCCTTTCTTTTTATTTAAGTTGTTTTTTACACTTTGGACATTTTTTGGGAAACCCATTTTTACTCCACCAAAGATGGAAGCAATACGGGCAGCTCAAGTGATATATCATATAAACTCCTACTCAAGTTACGGATACCCACCAATTACGTTGCCCATTCCCCATCTCTCGCAACCACCGCAACCTATTTTAACGTGTTACTTAATTTATTATCGTGTCCTTTATTGCTTCATAGTCATCGGGCATTGCTTCAGCAATTTAATTAGTATACATCCTCCGTATACGTGGCAAACCCAGCACTGTTTTCCCTTTTGGTCTTCTTCTTTCCATGCGTAAGGACAATTTTTGCGTTTGCATTTATTTGATTTCATATCTTAAGTTAAACTCCTATTTTAAATTATCTTTTGATTATCTTTTGAAATCACACAATCCTTCAAAAGATACGACAATTTAATCATTTGCTTTTTCGTAAAACGCTTTTCGTTTTTCGCAATATGGGCATATGTACTTTCCTTTTTCCGCTAACAAAACTTCACAATCTAAACACGGATTATCCTCCTGATTTATCGTAAACCCCTGCTCAAGCCGCTCTTGTTTATCCTGTTCAGATAGTTCGATTAAGCGTTCGGCTATATCGCCAAGCAAATAGTATTCATCTTCGTTGATTGGCATTTCGTTTCTACTTCTTAGTTTTAGCAGAAAATCTGCCATTTTCTTATCATTCATATATTTCACTGTTTTTCCGTATCCAAAAATTTAGCCGGGTTCCTCATTTCCGCACCACACCACGGGCAAAACGGGGTTCGCGCGGCCTTAATTGAAAGTCCAGAATCGGGTGGCGGGAGATAAAAACCATCATCATAAAGCGCAAACTTATGACATTTCAAACAGAAAAAATCAAGACCCGCTTTTATCCATGTGGATTCAGACATCCCATTTCACCTTCTTTCCACACCACGGGCAATATTCCCATTCTTTGAATATTTCTGAACTTCCGCAGTTGCCGCATTGGTACTTATTCCTTGTACGTCTATGCTCAAAGCATACTGGTTTAATCGGCTCCTGATCCCGCAAAAACGCCTCAATATGTTCGTGCTGATATTGAATCAATTCCTTTGCTTCTTTTGAAACAATCCGCAGACAATACCCGCTCCCATAGTACGGGCATCCTTCACAAGGCACTTTATTGGTTATCAGGCACTCCAACCCGGTCAATACTTTATCAATGTCAGTCATCCCATTTCACCGCCTTAATCAATGCTGTTTGTAAACCTGATAGGCATGATCGAATCCGGGAGGAAATTGATTGTGTAATGGTATTTATCCGCGAATGCGCCTGAAACATCTTCGACAACGTACATCGTCCAATCATTCAGACGGACAAAATGTTTCTTGTACTGTCCCGGCGCAACCTCGATGATCAGATCAACGTCACCACCTGATTTTTGAACACTGAGATTGCCGACCACTTCGAGCAAGATCTTATCTGTGCGGCAGTTATATACGGTCACACGGCGCGTTACATTGAAATTATCAGCCTGTAAACTGAGATTACGTGTGACTTTATCTGCTTCCTGTTCCATGCACCCCGTTAATAACAATGGAATCATCAATAACAGAACCAGCAGAACGATTTTCTTTTTCATTCCTACTTCACCGTCCTTTTTTATATTCAGAACACCAACGATCCGGCATTGCGGCCGCGTGTAGCTTCCCGAAAGCAGGGCCGTGCCGGACAGCAACCAGAGCCGGGGAATGGGAGAACATCG